TGGCACTCGACTGCCACACGTTACCACAAGTCCCACACAGTAAAGGAGGAAATAATTGAATTTAAGAGATTATCAGAATGAATGTATTGATACCGTTGATACCCTCCCTCCCGGGGCGTATCTTGTGCAGATGGCGACAGGTCTGGGAAAGACCGTGACCTTCGCGAATATCAAAAGACGGGGAAGGGTGCTTATCCTTTCCCACAGGGAGGAGCTTGTCTCCCAGCCGGAGAAATACTATGACTGCACCTTCGGCATAGAACAGGGAGTACATTATTCTGACGGAGAGGAGGTAGTATCAGCATCCGTACAAAGCATAGCACGAAGGCTTGACAGATTCAAGCCTGATGATTTTGACATGATCATCTGTGACGAGGCGCACCATGCAGCCGCACAAAGCTACAAAAAGATATTCAGCTACTTCAGACCCCGTTTGCTCCTGGGCTTTACGGCGACACCAAACAGGTCGGACGGAGCAAGGCTGAATGATGTTTTCAGTAAAATTATATTCCGCCGTGATCTGCGCTGGGGTATAAAGAACGGCTATCTTTCGGATATCGTCTGCCGCCGTGTTGACATCGGCTACGATCTGAGCGGAGTACATACCAGAATGGGGGATTATGCCCCCGGAGAGCTTGATGAGGCTATGCGCGACACCTCCGATGCAATAGCCGAAGCCTACCGCAAATACGCAAAGGGCGCGACGCTGATATTCGCCGTTTCTGTTGCACACGCTGAGGCAATAGCAGCAAAGATACCCGGAGCTGTGGCGGTGACAGGAAAGACCGAAAACAGAGCGGATATAATCAAGGCTTTTTCTGAGAGGAAGATCCCTTGCATAGTCAACTGTATGGTGTTTACGGAGGGGACGGACATTCCCCTTGTGGAGACGGTCATCATAGCAAGACCCACAAAGTCTGATTCCCTTTACTGCCAGATGGTGGGAAGAGGGCTGAGACTGCACCCTGACAAGGACAAGCTGAACCTGATTGACTGCGTAGGTCTTTCGGATACGGGAAACCTCTGCACAGCCCCGTCACTGCTCGGAATAGACATCAGCAATATCCCTCCGAAGGCGAGGGCGCAGGTACAGGGGAAACTGTTTGACCTTCCCACAAAGGTGCTGAAGGCAAATGATACACCTTATTCGTGGATCCGCAATACCGAGATCGTTGACCTCTGGGCGAAGGAGCAGGAATACAATCTCCACGATATCAACTTTTTCAAGATGCCGGACGGCTCTCTGACGCTCTCTCTGCCCGAAAGGACGATAACAATACCCTGTCAGGATGAGCTGGGCAATGTTGACGGGCGACCGATGCAGGAGGTCATAGACAATATCTATTCCGAGCTTACAGAACTTGAAGGCGGCAGTCGTCCGCTATGGGACAGGCGGCTCACAAAAAGCTGGACGGATAAGCCTGCGACCGAGGCACAGCTTAAGCTGATAAAGCGCAAGTGCAGGGATTTTGATGTGTCTGAGCTTACGAGAGGTCAGGCGTCATTGATACTCAACAGGGTTATGAGGAGGAAATAAAAATGAATGAGGCACAGCATCAGAGTACACTTTTTAAATGGTCACAGCAACCGATGATAAGGGCGCAGTACCCGGAACTGAAACTGCTGTTTCACATTCCCAACGGCGGAAAGCGTGACCCTATCGAGGCAAGGCATCTCAAGGAACAGGGAGTAAAGAAGGGCGTGCCTGATCTGTGCCTGCCTGTTCCGAGAGGAGGATACCATGCATTGTATATCGAAATGAAGACAGAAAAGGGCAGAACAAGCGAAGCGCAGGACTGGTGGATAACAGAGCTTATGAAGCAGGGCAACTGCGCCGCTGTCTGTCATGGTTGGGAGGAGGCTGTAATATGTCTGACGGATTATCTGAATATGAAGTTTTAGAGCGGCTGGCTATGACTGACCAGCCAATGCCGGAGGATACAGGATTTTCGGGAAAGCTCTTTTACCTGAGCATGAGGGCGCTTTACTCCCTCTACCACGCTGGCAACGTAAAGCGTGAGGAGGCAAAGGAGATCAAGACAAAGCTGATAGAAGATTACCGCAGAAACAGCTTTGATGAAAAACTTATTGCTCATCATGCCGCTGTCCGAAACAGATACAGCCATATTCTGACCGAGGCAGAAAAACAAGGCTGCCCGATCTGCAAAAAGCTGGTGAGAATATTTGATGGGAGAAAGTTGTAATGAAATATATAGCGATATTCGACATTCCTGATGATTGTGCTATGGGTTGTGCATCTGCGAAGATTGCATTTAAGGGCAAGGAAAAATATGAACAAGAAGATTTCAAAGATGTTCATGCACAAATTGAGCCATTAGCGGAAGAAAAAGCAGAAATATTTGAAAAATTTAATGCAGTGCTGCAAATTATGCAGAATTTGAGCCTTTCCAACGCTTATGATATGCCGAGTTTTTGGTGTAACAACAAAAAAGATTATAAAGTTATTCCGACGAGGTATCATAAAGGCTATATGCAGGCATTGGAAGATGTCGAACGAGAAGTCAGATTGCGGTTTGGATTTGCTGAAAGAAATAACGTATTAGATATTCCGGTGCCGGGGCTGTATGGTGTAGGAGGCGTGGAAAAATGAACAGTAACACACAAAAATTAATGTTTTCATCTAAAACTGCTCTTTGGGAAACACCGCAAGACCTATATGATAAATTAGACAAAGAGTTTCATTTTACGCTTGATGCTTGTGCTTTGCCTGAAAACGCAAAATGCAAAAATTATTATACTCCAGAGCAAAATGGGCTTGTGCAACCGTGGGAAGGTGTTGTTTGGTGCAATCCTCCATACGGTCGTGGGGTTGATCAATGGGTATGCCGAGCGTTGTTATCTTGTAATAGCGGAACTACTGTGGTTATGCTTCTTCCCGTCAGAACAGATACAAAATGGTTTCACGAATATATTTATAATCGTTCAAATGTTGAAATAAGATTTATAAAGGGGCGTTTAAAATTTGGAAATTCAAACAATTCAGCGCCTTTTCCTTCAATGCTCGTTATTTTTAGAAAAAATATTTGATGGGAGGGAACCGGAATGACGATGCAAGCGATCTTGTATGATGACTGGGATGTGCACAGCGACAAGCTATACAAGCGACCCTGCTGTCCTGAATGCAAAGTACCGATAGGGAAACTCCCGAGCGGCGAATATAGGTGCTACTCTTGCGGCGAGATCGTCACGGTCAAAGACAAGGAGATGAAGGACTGGTTCAAAGCCAGAGAAGAAACAAAGACAGAGCTTGATGATTGCCATGTACTCACCCACCCTGACAGCACCTCGATAGGCTGCGGCGGCAAAAACTGCGTCGAGGTCTATTACATGAGGAACAACGCAACGCTTGAATGGGAGGCAGTCGGCGGTGAATGCAAAAAGTGCGGTCTGCGGTGGTTAGTTTGATGGGGGGGAAAGGAATGAAAAGCAACAGCCAACTCCCGATCATCATGGGGCATAAATACCGGAAAGGCATTTTCTGCATTCGCAGCAACATGGGCGGCTACGATATGTACATCGTAACGCTCAGAAGCGACTACCAGACCGGAGAAAAATTTGATATGTCGGAGATCGAACAAATACATACCGTGCTCCACTTCTGCGACAGGTCAGCAGTAGAACAAACGATCGGAGCTTTAGAATGGATTTTGAAAAGAGGTATTGAAGATGACCGTAAAAGAAGCGATTGAACGATTAAAGTACGATAGAGAGATGTGCTACTTCAACCCATCTACAGGAGTAGTCGGAGAGCCATACGATGATGACTGCAAAGAAATGGCAGAAGCACTCGATATAGCAATCAAGATTTTGGAGAATGGATCCTGCGAACAGCCAGAGCAAAAAACAGGGCGGTGGATACCATTTGATTGTGATACATGGGAATGCTCGGAATGTAAAAATCTTTTTACTACGCTTGAAGGTACACCAAAGGATAATGATTTTCATTATTGCCCAAACTGCGGCGCAAAGATGGAAAGCGAGGTGATACAATGAGCGATATTCTCAGACAATCGAACGGTATGCCCTGGCTCACAGACAAAGGCGAGACCGTTCCGGCAAAATGCCCGAACTGCGGGGCGAATGTGGGCTTGTTCCTGATGGGAGAGCCGGTGTTTATCTGCACGGGCATAGAAGAACATTATTTCGGGACGCTGAAATTCCCGGGAGGAGAAGAAGAGGAATGAATACCCAAGAGGCAATAAAGGTGCTGAACGGATGTCACGACATTTGTAAGGACGGCAAAAAGGACAAATACAGCCTTGTCCGATTTAAGGCGATCGCAATGGGAATATCGGCTCTTAAGAAACAAATACCGCAGAAGCCGACGCACAAAGCGTATTTTTACGGGCGTATCTTCTACTGTCCGTCCTGCGAGAAGTCGATTGACGAGAGCCTGATAATAGAATCAAACAGATACTGCCGCCATTGCGGACAGGCTCTGGACTGGGATATTTGAATTTTAAAGGAGGAATGAAAAAATGTCAATACAGGACAGCGGCAACCGCCGCGAATTTGAAACTGGAGCAGTCAGGGACATAGCAGAGGGTAAGGGCAGATGTGATCTGCTGCCGCTTGATGTTATAGCGGATGGAATCGGGGACGAAGTATTAATGCGTATCAATGATTTTATCCGGTTCGGAGGAGAAGATGCCATCTGGAGAGCCATTGAAAGCTTTAACGCGGATGTTTACCCGACAGGCGTAGTGACGCTTCTTCTCGAAGTCTCAAAGCACTACGAGGACGGCTGCACAAAGTACGGTGAACGCAACTGGGAGCAGGGTATCCCCCTCCATTGCTACATAGACAGCGGAGTGCGCCACTATCTCAAATTCCGCAGAGGCGACACCGACGAGCGACACGACCGCGCTTTTCTCTGGAATATGTTCGGCGCTCTCTGGACGCTCAGGCACAAGCCGGAGATGAATGATCTGCCTTTTGCCGATAATGCCGACAAAGGTCTTGACATATCATTCTGAAAGTGATATGATATTATAGGATAAGTATATGTTAAAATATTGGAGGTGTAGAAATGGATAAAAAAGAGATGGCAGATATCGGTGAAAAAATCGCAAAGCGCGGACGACCAAAAGGAAGCGGAGGAAATGAAAGACCTGATCTGTCATGGAACGGTAATAAAGACCTGCAAAAGGGTGATAACCGAAAATACCTCCGTCATGCTCTCGCAAGCTGGGATCTGCCTCAGATAGATATTTCAGACGCTTCACAAGTGGAACAAAGAATAAACTGGTACTTTGAACATTGCGCCGATGATGATATGAAACCGACTGTTACAGGCTTGTGTAATGCTTTGGGTATAGATAGACAGACTTTCTATAATTGGGGAGTAGGTAAGTATCGGAATACTGAAAGCTCCGCTCACCTTGACTTAGTAAAAAAAGCTCGGAGTATTCTTGAAGAATTATGGGAAGATTATATGCTCAATGGCAAGATCAACCCTGTTTCAGGTATCTTCATCGGTAAAAACCACTTCGGCTATGCCGACAAGCAGGAAGTCGTTGTCACTCCTTCGGGTTCCCTCGGAGACGATGCAAGAGACATAAAAGCTCTGGAGCAGCAGTATGTTGACAGTGTTGTTGATGAAGAATGAGCCACAAAGGCCACAAAGGGCATAAAGCGATACCTCGGTCATAGCGGATGCCGGAAGTGTCTCCGATCTGCCCCTTCCCTGCTCCTGTTAAACCCTACGAGATAGCCCCGCTGGACGTTCTGCCGCTCCTGCGGGGCTTTGCTTTGGTATTTCGTGGCCGCTCTGAATGTGCCGCTGTCGCTCCGTCTGCGCCCGTCTGCGCTCGTTTTGAATGCTTTGGAATATCGGTATATATACCCCTGTATTAAAAACGCTCTGACGGGCTTATTTTGGCACTTTGTCAGAGGACAGAAAAAGCCCCCCCGGACTATGCCGAGGGGCTTTATTATTTCTGATCCATCCACCATTCAACCCGGGCTTTTATCTCCTCTTCGGCGGTGTATGGTATGTTAATTAGTACCGGCTGCATAGTTTCCGGGGTCAGATAGTAGCCGCATCCGATCCGGGGCAGCATTTCAGCGCCCCTGACGTTTATTATATTTCTGCTGTCCTGCGCTGTCGGGCATCTGAGGGCTACGCGGGGATCCATATTTACTTTTATCTGCCCGTTTATTATGTCCCTTGTCGGGCGCTGTGTGGCGGCTATCAAGTGAATGTGTGCCGCCCTGCCGATTTGCGCGATCCTCTGGAGCTGCGGGAGGGTCTGCTTCTTTGCCGTGGTCATAAGGTCGGCGAATTCGTCAATAATAACGTAGATATGCCCCCGCTCCGTCTCCCTCTTTCCTGCCTTTTGCATCTCCGTGAATCGGTTTTCCATAATTGATATTGTTTCGGTGAGCGCCTGAATGATATCCAGAGGCTCGGAAGCGTAGCGGATCGTATGCGGTAGGGTTTTGTATTGTGCCAGCTCAACGCGCTTAGGGTCTATCAGCACGAACATAACCGCCCCAGGAGCCTTGAAAAGGGCGGTGTATATCAAAGTATTTATCAATACGCTTTTGCCGCTCCCTGTCGCTCCTGCTATGAGTAAATGGGGTTGTTTCAGCATATCAAGCATTAAGTTTGACATTTCCCCCGCCGGCGTGAACCAGGTGCGGGGCTTTTTCTTTCTGAATAGCATTGTGATCCTCTCCTTATGAGTTGAGCCGCCACGGTGGGCGGCTCTTGTTTGGTTTATGCTACATTCTCAGACGCCGCCCAGCTCTTGCCGGGCTTTGTCTTTATGTCGAAGTAAAAATTCGTGTCGAAGTAGTCAACCATGCTGTTTGATCCGTCGTATCTGTACGCGCCTATAATGTCCCTTATCTTCTGGAGCTTTGCGAGGAATGCCGCTGTAAATTCGGGGTAGTGCTTTTCATCAAGGTAGTATTGATTAACATCTGAGGGCTTGCTATACTGCTGTATCTGATAAGCGCTTGCGGCTTTTCTGAGGCTCTGGAACTCCTCGGAGCTTGTATCAATGCCCTTGCCGTCCTTGTCAAGGTTACGCCAATATAACCACTGTTCCCCGTTAAATACGCCATAGTGTGCGAGGCTGTCCAGTACATCATTATTGCTGAGCTCAAAACCCTTTACAAGGTCGCTTGTTTCTATCGTAACTGTTGCGTAAATGTTGCCGCGCGGGCTGCTGATCGTTACGCCCTTGATTCCTGCCGCTTTTATGTCTGCCCTGATCGCCGCGGTAAGGTCTTTACCGTAAAGGTGCTTGTATGACTTGCTGCCATAGTACGCGCCGCCGCCCAGATAACCATCTGTATAGACTGTCGCACCCTCGCCGCCGTCCTGCTGCTCTGCGCTCTGGATAGCGTTTATCAGGTCGCTTTCTGATGCGTAACCATACCAGCACTTCTTGATACTGTGCCAGCGCATCTTCAAGCCCTTCAGCGCTGTGCGGGTAGCCTCGGAGGGCTTGCCGTCGAAGTATACTTCCCTGCTGTTGTAGTCCCTGTTTTCTCTGATCTCATACGTCATGATAAAAACCTCCTTGTATTTGTGCCGGAGGTCTGCTATAATAGAGGAGCAGCCGCCCCGGCGGTTGTGTGTGTGGGCGCTCCCGGTTGCTTTGGTCGGCTGTTCGGGGGGCGCCTGTTTTGCTTACGATTATATTATAAACCAATTAACCGTAAAAGTCAATAGGTTATTCAAGATTAATCGTAAAAATATAATTTTTTCTTTCGCGCGGCAGCGTTCAGGCTTTCGCGTGCGTGATCTGGGAGCCGCTGCGCGTGTTTGATAGCCCCGGCCAGGATCTCCGGAGATCTGACACCGGGGGGGGATGCTGCGGAGCAGGGCGGCGCGGGGTTACCCCAGAGACCACACTCGAAAAATAAAAAGACTTTTTACGATAAAAAAGAATTGACAAATAACCGTATATGATATATAATTTAATCATAAACGAAATGGAGGGATTACCATGAAACAGGCTGTTGCATATATGAGAGTAAGCACCAACGGTCAGACAGGTGCAGATGCATTTGGTCTTGATGCTCAGAAGGAGCAGATATTAGCTTATGCGAAAGAGAACGATATCTCCATTGTAGATTGGTTTATTGATGAAGGCATATCAGGCGCAAGCCCTACTAAACCCGGATTGGATGCTATTGTAGCAGGTGCGGCAACGAATCCTCCTATTGAAATGGTTATCACAGCAAAAAATGACAGAATATCCCGAAAGATAGAATACTACTATGCATACAAAATCAAGCTGCGCGAGGTCGGTCTGGAGATCGTCAGTGTTGCAGAGGACTTCGGCAGAGAGAGTATGTTTGCACCTATTCTTGAGGCATTGACAGCGGCAATGGCGGAAGTTGAAAGAGGAATGATCACTGCAAGGACATCAGGAGGCAGGAAGGTCAAAGCATCCCGAGGCGGTTACAGCGGTGGTCGGCCTCCTTATGGGTATGATGTTGATAAAAACATCAAAGGATATGTTATCAACAAGGAGCAGGCTGAGGTCGTAAGGTTGATATTTGAGTTAAAGGGTAAAGGCAGTACATTCCAGAGCATCGTTGACGAGCTGAACAGCAGAGGTCTTACAAACAGGAGCGGCAGTAAATGGTCGATAAGCTCAGTGCAGGTAATACTGAACAATGAGCGCACTTATAAAGGCGAATATCACTACGGCAAAAACGGCGAATGGGTCAAAGGCGTCCACGAGCCGATACTGACGAAGGAGTAAATAACGAATTGGGGCGATTTCAAATATGCACATTGTAGGGAAAATCAATACGGATATTTTCAAATGTATCACAGAGGACATTACTACCGATGAAGTTATTTTGACAGAAGAACGGATAGAGCATATAAAGAAACATCATCCTGGTCATTTTGAAGAAATATCTCCGTATTTTGAAAAAGCCCTTTTTTCTCCCGATTATATTCTGAAAGATTCGGAAAAGAATAGCGGTCTGATCCTAAAGCATATAGAAGAAAATAGCATCAGGATGCAAATAGTCATTCGTATCCACACTTCATCGGATGATCCGGAATACAAGAATTCCATTATCTCTGCTTGGAAAATCAGTGAAACACGCTGGAAAAACTATTTAAAAAATAAACAACTTCTTTACAAGCCCGAATAAATATGCTATAATAAGCATAGAATAGAAGCAGCTGTTTGAGGTGGTAAAATTCGTTGCGACCACACGCCGATGGTATGACAGGGGAAACCCGAGAGATGCAGGAGATGCGACGCCTGCCGGACAGCTATTCTTTGACCGCCTCGGGTTTCCGGGGCGGTTTTCTTATAAAAGGAGTGACCTCTATGCTCGGAACTATCGTTTTCAGTTTTCTTATGATGTTCATATTCTTTGTATTTGCGCCCGAACTGTGGTGGCTCGGCGGAGTGATAGCGGTACTGCTGATAGTTCTGTGGAAGATACTGACAAGGAACGCGGACGAGAAGAAACCGAAAGATGATGTTCCGCGCACCGAATACGACGAATTCGACTGGTGGCAGGACAATCAGGGGTTCTGACGGGAAAATTTGCTTTGAATATTGCAATTTGTTTTTGCGTATGCTATAATAGACCCATAAGAAATGAATGGATCCACGGATCACACAAAAACAACCCCCGTCAGAGTGTGCGAAACTCCGACGGGGGTCTGTTCATTTTTCCGCAAGGGAACGGCTGACATAGACCGCAGGCTCGTTACTGTTTGTTGTCGTCGAACCATTTGCAGATAAGGTTAGCGACCAGACCTGCCATGACAGAGACCAAGAAAGAAATGAATGAATTGTCCACGAAATACACCCCCTTTCCGTTACCGGATTGGGTACAGTAACACAGCAATTATAACACATTCCGACAAGAAATAAAAGCATACAACAGGAATTATTCCGCAACAGGGCGGGATGTAAAGTCAACAGGGACTATCCTTCGGGGTAGTCTCTGCTTTTTTCAGGAGGGAAAAATATGAGAACGAGAAGCATCTACCGCATTCTGGCAACTCTGCTGAAATACGCAGGTCGGGAGGACTTTGACAACCGGCTGATCTCTGCGGAAAAGCTGAAAATGTCATATACCGAATGGGAGCAGCTTATGATCCTGCTGCAAAAGAAGGGATATGTTGAAGGCGTGATTTATACCCAGATATTGTCAGATCGCTTTCCTCATATCGTGGATATTGACAGGGTGAGCATTACTCTTAGCGGGATAGAGTATGTAGAGGAAAACAGCACTATGAAGAAAATAGGTGAAGCTCTTAAACTGGCAGGTGAGATATTTGGATAAGCTGATATCAAAAATTTACGCAAAGATAAAAAGGCAGCCTGCGGACATATCAGCTTATGAAGATATGTTCTCGCTTTGCCGGAACATAGAGGGAGACGATTTCGGGCTGTCGCATAAGACCAACAAGGAACTGCGGGAGCTTGTCACAGCGGCAATAAAGAAGAGATATGACATTGAGAGCTTTTTCGGGCTGTATAAGAGGACGCTGCTCTTTGATGCGCCGTATTTCTTTGACCCGTATCTGCTGTATCTTGAGATAAACCGCCGCCCGCAGGACAGGTTCTATCAGCCACGGCGGCGGGTGCTGAAACCGCTTGTGGATGCCTTGCAGGAGCTGTCGGATGATAAGCTGGACGAGCTGTTCTTATCAGAGCCTCCGCGTGTCGGTAAGACCTCTATGCTGATGTTCTATGTAACGTGGCTTTTAGGGCGGGGCAGCGAGATGTCAAATCTGTATTCCGCTTATTCCGATACCATTACGAAGGCATTCTACAATGGCGTACTGGAGATAATCAACGACCCTGTGACATACCTGTGGAAGGATGTCTTTCCGAAGGCGAAGGTAGTGCAGACGAATTCTCAGGACGAGACTATCAATATCGACAGGAAAAAGCGTTATCCCTCCCTGACGTGCCGTTCTTTGTACGGTACGCTGAACGGTGCCTGCGACTGCAACGGATTCCTGATCTCGGATGACCTTATAGGCGGAATTGAAGAGGCTTTGAATAAGGACAGGCTTATTGCGGCGTGGAGCAAGGTAGATAATAACCTCCTGACGAGAGCGAAGGAGCACGCAAAAATACTGTGGGTAGGAACAAGATGGTCGATCATTGACCCTGCCGGGCTGAGAATGGAACTATTGCAGAACGATGAGCGGTTCAAAGACAGACGGTACAGGATAATCAATCTTCCTGCTCTCGATGAAAACGACGAGAGCAATTTCGACTATGATTACGGCGTAGGATTTAACACAGGCTATTACAAAATGCGCCGTGCGTCCTTTGAACGCAACAATGACCTTGCATCGTGGAATGCTCAGTATATGGGTGAGCCGATAGAACGTGACGGAGCACTGTTTTCTCCGGGAGAATTCAGATATTACAACGGCGATCTGCCCGAGGGAGAGCCGGACAGAATATTTATGGCGGTTGACCCTGCATTCGGCGGCGGCGACTTTGTAGCTTCTCCTATCTGCTATCAGTACGGCGATGATATTTATGTCCACGATGTTGTGTACGATAACAGTGACAAGCGGACAACACAGCCCCTGATCGTGCAGGCAGTTATCAGAAATAACGTTGCCGCCCTGCGCTTTGAGGCAAACAAATCAACCGAAAGCTACAAAGAAGAAGTCGAGGCAGAATTGAAAAAACAGGGGCGCAGGCTCAATATAACCACCAAAGCCGCCCCGCCCGATAAGGCGAAGAACCAGAGGATATTTGACAAAGCTCCCGACATAAGAGAAATGATGATCTTCCGTGAACCGGGCAAGCGCAGTAAAGCTTATGAGCTGTTTATGCAGAATGTTTTCTCCTTCAAGATGTTCGGCAAGAACAAGAATGACGACGCGCCTGACAGCCTTGCGATGGCTATTGATATGGTACAGCGCCCCTCTGTGCGTGCGGAGATATTCAAGCGGATGTTCTGAGAAAAGTATGTAAAAGTTGATAGCCGATACTGCCCGAAAATGTCAGAAATGTTGATAGTATCTGAGAATAGTGCTATAATGTAATTGTAGAAGTAGATAATTACGGGAGGGCGGCAGATGCAGTACGGCAGAGAAGTTATTTACACCGACACAGACGATATAACGGCCGAAAATGTAATATCCGTGCTTGAAAAGGCAATGCTCGTTCATTCCCGCAATAGAGCCACTATTGATTATCTGTATAATTATTACAAGGGCGATCAGCCTATCCTTAACCGCACAAAAGAATTCCGCGAGGATATCTGCAATAAGATAGTCGAAAACAGGGCGAATGAGATAGTCACCTTCAAAGTCGGTTATCTTATGGGTAAGCCCGTGCAGTATGTCAACAGGGGTGAAGACAGCGACAGCTTTTCCGAGGCGATCAACACTCTGAATAACTATATGTTTGCCGAGGATAAAGCATCGAAGGACAAGGAGCTCGCCGATTGGTTCACTATCTGCGGGACGGCATACAGAATGATCCTGCCAGATGTACGGAGCGAGGAAGACGAGGCACCCTTCGAGATATATACCCTTGATCCCCGTGGCGCTTTTGTCGTATATCACAGCGGCCTTGGCAATAAACCTGTAATGGGTGTGAAATACATAACCCGTCAGGATGGCAGTACGGTATATTCTGTATATACAACCAGAATGTATTTCGAGATAGAACAGCCCGGTATAGGTAATTCGGGCGGGAAAAAGATAGTAAAATCGGAGGGACATATTCTCGGAGATATACCGATAATCGAATATCCCGCCAATTCTGCAAGGCTTGGAGCATTCGAGATAGTTCTCCCCTTGCTTGATGCAATGAATACAGTCAGTTCCAACAGAGTGGACGGCATTGAGCAGTTTATTCAGTCGCTGCTTGTCCTCAAGGGCGTTGATATAGAATCCGAAGAATTCAGAGCCTTGAAAGAAAACGGCGGCTTGAAGATACCCCCTGACGGCGATGCTTTCTATCTCGTTCAGGAGCTTAACCAGACACAGACACAAACACTTGTCGATTATATGTATCAGACAGTACTTGTTATCTGCGGAATGCCGAACAGAAACGGCGGCAGCTCAACATCGGATACAGGTTCTGCGGTTATTATGCGCGACGGATGGTCTGATGCAGAGGCAAGGGCGGCAGATACAGAGCTGATGTTCAAGCTCTCGGAAAAGAAATTCCTGCGCATTGCTGTACGCATAGCAAATACTCTGAGGGATTCAGACCTCAGGCTGTCTGCCATAGAGATAAGATTTACCCGCAGAAATTACGAGAACATCCAGGCAAAAGCTCAGGTGCTTTGTGAGCTGCTTAATAACGAAAAAATACATCCTCGTCTGGCATTTGAGCATTGCGGGCTGTTTGTTGATCCTGATCTTGCTTATACCCAGTCGGAGGAATATGCGGCAAAACGACAGGAAGAGATAGCAAAGGAACTTGAGACATTCTCAAAGAAAAAGACAGCAGAGGGGCAGACAGCGGCATCGGAGGAATAATATGGACTACGAGCTGACAGATAAGATAATAGCTTTTCTTGACAAACAGCTTATAGGTTATTTCTCCCGTATGAAAAGCACCGTTTCCTTTGACGAGCTGAATGTTATGCAGAGCATTGATGCTGTGTATCGGGAAATAGAACGGCTTATTCGCGAAACATTCCTTATTCTTGCGGAGAATGTTTACAGTAAAACTGTAAAGAATCCATCGCGTGAGATAGATGCAGAGTGGCTTGACGATATCCTCAGCGGTTATGATCCTGTCAGCAAATACGTTTTTACTCACGAGATCGACCGTAAATCAGCAAGGCTGGCAGAAGCGGTCATTGCAAGCGATACTCCTGTAAAGGAGATAGACGCAGCTCTCAGGGCTATGTCATTTATGATGAGGGTGTACGCAGTCAGGGTAACGGATGAGGCAGTATTGCAGGCTTTTATAGATGACAGTATAGAGTTTGTTGAATGGGTAGCGGAAAAGGACGAAAAGACCTGCGCGGTCTGTCACAAGAGGGACGGGAACATCTATCCTCTTGAAAGCGTCCCGCCGAAACCGCATCAGAACTGCCGGTGCATATTGAGGAGGATAAGTTGAAGGAATTAACATTCACTTCCGAAATGGTGGAAACAATACAGCATATCATAAAGCGCGGTAACAGCGCAGAGATAAAAAAAGAGAACAACAAAATAGTGATCGTCGAGATAGAGCGGCGGGTGAAGAATAAGACCTCTATAACGGGGTAGAGGGAAACAGTCAATCGGGACTATGAGCTTTATGCTTGTAGTCCTTATTTTTTATCAGTGAAGATGTAAAAACGCAAAAAGGAGACAACCTTACCAAAAACAGAAAACAATGTCAGTGAAGACTTAAAAACGCAGGAGGTAATTTCTATGAAGATCGACACAAGTAAAATCGAAGGCTATGCGGATATGACCCCGGAGCAGAAGATCGCGGCTCTTGAGGCGGTGGAGTATGACGACCGGTCGGCAGAGGTCGAGAGGTACAAAAGTGCCGTAAGCAAGGCAAACAGCGAGGCTGCGGAGTGGAAGAAGAAGCACAATGCTCTCCTGTCAGAAGACGAGCAGAAGAAACAGGCGAATGAAGAAGAACTTAATACTCTTCGCGCAAAAGTTGAACAGATGGAAAAAGAAAAGACCATCTCAGGTCATAAGGCTCAGTTTCTTGCCCTTGGGTATGATGATGCTCTCGCGTCCGAGACAGCTCAGGCTATGGCTGACGGCAATACAGCAAAGGTCTTCGCTAATCAGAAGAAATTCCTCGAAAGTCACGACAAGGCATATAAGGCACAGCTTATGGGAGGCACCTCGACACCTCCTGCGGGTAACGGCGGCACAAACACCGATTACTCGAAATTGATCGAGGACGCACAGTTGAAAGGAGATTTTGCCGCAGCGGCATACTATACCCGACTGTCGGAAACAGAAAAACAAAAAAAGTAAAGGAGAAATGAAAAATGTCAGATGCTTTTGCAACATCATTTGGAGTACTGAATTACTCCGGTATGCTCTTCAATAAGGGCAATATCCGCGCTCCGCTTTGCAGTATTATCGGCGGCAGGGCAAAGAATACAAATCATGTCGAATTCGTTGTAGGTCAGAGTTACACAACGGGCGGCGGCTCTCAGCCGGCTATCAGTGAAAATGCATCCCTGACCGCTCCCGACGCAACCAAGGTTGATCGCTCACAGATGACAAATGTTACACAGATATTCCAGGAGACGGTCGGCATTTCCTACGGCAAGGAATCAAATATGGGCACTCTTTCCGGTGTGAATATTGCCGGTCAGCAGGCAGCTCCCATCAATGAGCTTGATTTTCAGGTAGCGGCAAAGATGCAGAAGATCCAGAGGGATATCGAATATACATACATCAACGGTGTATATAACAAAGCGACCTCCGACAGCGAGGTAAACAAGACAAGAGGCCTTGTAAACGCAATTTCAACGAATGTAATTCCGATGGATCGCAAGCCTCTCTCGTTCTGGGACGTTGCCGAAATGATGAAGCTGATCTATGAGGCGAACGCGCCTACGACCGGTCTGTGTGTATGGTGCGATGCTACTACCCTCTATCAGCTCAACGGCAATGCTCAGGAGAACGGTCTTACAGTAACTCCGGCATCTATCGACAAGAATGGCATTCAGCTCACGAGCGTTATCACTCCGCTCGGTGAAGTGTTCCTCAGGCTCGGCGAATGCCTCCCGACAGGTACCGCGCTCCTGCTTGACCTTGATGCTATCTCCCCCGTATATCAGCCCGTCCCCGGCAAGGGCAATTTCTTCCTTGAGCCTCTTGCAAAGGTCGGCGCAGGACAGAAATATCAGATCTTCGGTCAGACAGGTCTTGACCACGGCCCCGAGTGGTATCACGGTATGTTTACCAATATTTCGACCGAATTCAAAGCTCCCGTCGGCAGAAAGATCGTCGCAGTCGGTCCCGTCGGTGTTATCGACACAGCCAACAGCATCGTTGAGATCATTCTTGATAAGACAACCGTTGAACCGTCAGATACTAACAAGGTAGCAGTTAAGAGCGTTGTTTATAACATTGCTCCTGCATCCGCTCCGACACTCAGCTATCTGTGGCAGGTAAGGGCAAAGACCGGTACTGTATGGACTGATCTTACAGATTCCTATACCGGCTATAATACAGCAGAGCTGACTATCAAGGCGGCAGACGCAGAAAAGCACTACCGCTGCAAGGTCACTTCGACCGGCTCTGTAGTTGATGTCAAGTACTCCGAGGAATGCACAGTTAACGCAGCAAGCACAGACTGATAATACGAGGTGAGCAAAATGACAGAGGAAGTTATGAAAGCAAGACTTTCCACCCTGACAGGTGAGACGAACAATGACATTCTGCTCACCTTTCTCAGCATAGCGGGTGATGTGGTATTACAGAGGTGCTATCCCTTTGATCCCGAAAAGACGGAAGTGCCTCTGCGGTATCAGACGCGCCAGCTTGAAATAGCCGTATATCTGCTGAACAAGCGCGGTGCAGAGGGTGAAACTGCCCACAACGAGAACGGCATCAACCGTTCTTATGAGGCGGCAAGCGTGCCGGAATCAATGCTTCGGGGTATCATTCCTTTCGGGAGGTTACTGCCGTGAAAGCATTGGAACGTAATAAATCTCTGCTGTACTATTGTCTGTATGACCATAAAGAGCCGATACTTGACAGCGATGGTTATGATACGGGTGAAGAAAAGGTTTTCTATTCGGAGCCGGTTACTATGAGGGCGAATGTCTCGCCTGCGACGGGCAACACCTCAACGGAGCAATTCGGCAACGATATCCGCTACGATAAGGTCATAGTCACAGACGATATCACTTGTCCCATCGACGAACATTCAATCCTGTTTGTTGATAAATCCCCCGAATATGATAGTGACGATGTTCCTCTTTTTGATTATGTGGTAAAGAAGGTCGCCAGATCGCTTAACAGCGTTTCTATCGCTGTCTCTAAGGTCGAGGTGAGCGCATAATGAAAATAAGAGTAACGGGTGTGGATCGCATTATCAGAAAGCTCAGGAGATATCAGCAGGGGCTTGAAGAAAAGCAGCGCAAGTTTTTAGAGGAGCTTGCAAAGATAGGGATAGACACGGCGGCGGTAAAGTTTTCGACAGCTCAGTATGACGGCGAAAATGACGTTATAGTGAATAATGTCCCGGAATGGATGGGCGAAGACCGCCTGTTTATCACAGCCTCAGGGCAGTCGGTCACATTTATCGAATTCGGTTCCGGTGTGCATTACTCGGAGCAGCATCCGAAGGCTGCGGAAATGGGCTTTACCCGAGGCACTTACGGCAAGGGCAAAGGCTCTCACGATAGCTGGACGTATTACGGCGAAGCGGGAACTGCCGGGAAGTTTGTCAGGGAATCCGCAAAGGGTAAGGTCTATCGTACTCACGGCAATCCTCCCGCCCGCGCTATGTATGATGCAGGAAAGGAAATGCGGAACAGGATAGTTGAGATAGCAAGAGAGGTGTATGGAAAATGATCGACATCGAAAACGAGGTATTCACAAGGGTCGCTGCTGCTTTGCGCGATGACTTTCCCAATATTGCTGTTGAAAGTGTGACTACATACAGCCCCTCGCGTTTCCCCTGCGTATGCATTGAGGAGACAGACAATTACCCATACACCATAACGCACGACAGCGGCGGTTCAGAGAATCACGTTATCGTTGTTTATGAGGTAAATATTTACTCGAATAAATCAACAGGCAAAAAGCAGGAGTGCAAATCCATTCTGTCAGTCGTCGATGATGTTATGAGCGGGATGGGCTTTACACGAAATGCGAAAACGCCGATAAATATGGACGAGGCTACGAAATACCGTATCTTTGCCCGATATTCGGCTGTTGTATCAAAAGGCAAAATAATTTACAGGAGGTAACAAAATGGCAATATCAACATACAAGACCTTCCTTATGAAGAAGGGCTCGGGTCAGTCTGCGACATATTCAAAGCTCATAGATATCAAGGATTTTCCTGATCTCGGCGGCAGTCCGGAAATGCTTGAAACTACGACCCTTTCCGACGGAGCGCAGACATATATCCCCGGCATCCAGTCTCAGGACGCTATGGAGTTTACGGCAAACTATACTCCATCTGATTTTACCACTCTCAAGGCGCTTGAAGGCACAGAGCTTGAGCTTGCGGTGTGGTTCGGCGCAACGGTCAGCGCAGGCGTAGCTACTCCCACTGGCTCAGACGGCAAGTTTGAGTTCAAGGGATATCTGACTGTCAGGGTCAACGGCGGCGGCGTAAATGAGCCCGTAGGTATGACTATCTCGATCGCACCTACTACCGAGGTCACACTTGCCGCATCATAAGGAGGGCATACTATGGCGCAGACTATCAGTTTTGAGTTTGAAGGCAAGGAATATATCCTTGAATATACCCGCAGATCTGTTGAAACGATGGAGCGTCAGGGCTTTGTTGCTGCCGATATTGCTTCAAAGCCTATGACGACTATCCCCGCCCTTTTTGCCGGAGCTTTCATCGCTCATCATCGCAGCACGAGGCGGGATGTTATTGACAGGATATTCGGCAAGCTCGGAAACAAGGACAAACTCATTGAGACCCTTGCGGGAATGTATAATGAGACACTCGAAACTCTGATGAATGACGACGAAGACGAGGGAAACGTAAGCTGGGAGACAAGCAAGTAAACAGCTCGTCTCCCTATGATGGGAGCAGGGCTGAAACGGCAGCCGCTCCCATTTCGTTTACAGAGCAGTTTTATGAGCATTTTCCTTTTTATCTTGCAATAGGTATGACACCTGCGGAGTTCTGGAACGGTGATGTTTGTCTTGCGAGGTATTACAGAAAGGCTCACGAACTAAAAAAGCAGGAACGCAATCAGGAAATGTGGATGCAGGGAATGTATTTTTACGATGCTATTTGCCGTGCATCACCTATACTGAGAGCTTTCGCCAAAAGCGGCACCAAGCCTGAACCGTATCTTGAAGAGCCTTATCCTCTTTTATATAAGGAGCTTAAGAAGAAGGAGGCAGATAAGGAGAAAGCAAGGTACGAAAAGAATATGAGCAGGTTCAGCACTTGGGCGAATGCGATAAACGCTGCAAGGAAGGAGGGAAAGAACGATGGACGAGAATGTAATTGATACTTTACGGATAGAGATCGTTGGCGACGATTCGGGCGCGGTGAGCAATATCGAAAAGCTCGTGGCAAATCTTGAGAAGATCAAAGGAGTTACGAGCGGCGCTAACAGAGGACTTACGGCTATCCAAAAGCACCTGAACAGTATCGCGACAGCGGCAGATAATATCAATTCCGGGTCTATTGCCAAGCTGCACCAGATCGCAAACGGGCTGAATGCACTTGCAAAGGTCGGGTCAATTAATATCTCCTCAAAGGTCGCCGAACGTATAACGAAGCTCGGCACGGCAGTTGACAGCTTAAAGGGTGTAGATATGTCGAAGCTATACGAGCTTGCAGGCGGGCTGAAAGCGATCAAGGATGTAGGAGATGTAACGATACCGAACCTTAAGACAATCACCCAGGCAACTTCTCCCGTATCTGCCGTTCCTCCCATGCCCGCAGCTCCATCAGGGACAACATCAGTCGGGGTAACCGAAGTCACGAATGAGGTTGAAGATCTCGGCGGTACCCTCGTAGAAACAACCGGCAGATTCGAGACCTTCAAGAAAATAGCGACTGGATGTATGGGCGCTGTCAAAGACAAGGTAACAGGTGTCGTCAGCAGTATCAGAGGGTTTTTCAAAAGGTTTACGATGAGAATAATGTACCGCTTTATGAATTTCATTATCAGTTCGATCGTAAATTCGGTAAAGCAGGGCATAAATAATGTCTATCAGTACAGCAAGGCTTTTGACGGAAGATTCTCCAAGTCAATGGACACTCTCGCAACATCATTCAATTATCTAACCAATTCCCTGGGTGCTATGGCTGCACCGATAATCAATCTTGTTACTCCATACATAGACCAACTTGTTGATCAGTTCGTAGTGCTCCTTAATGTTGTCAATCAGGTATTTGCACGCTTGTCGGGTGCTGATACATGGACTAAGGCTATAAAGGTCACTACCGAATATGCCGCTGCTGCCGATGATGCAACCGAGGCAAACAAGCGGCTGAAAAAATCTCTTCTGGGTATTGATGAGATCAATGCTCTTCAGGATAATTCAGGCAGTGTCGGCGGCGCAGCGAATACAGCTGCCAATCCTGCCTATGCTTTTCAAGAGATGCCGCTGAATACGTCTGCGGTAGATGATATCATAAAAAAGCTCAATAGAATAAAGGATGTCGCTATAGCTATCGGCGTTGCCATTGAGGCTTGGAAAATCGGAACAACCCTTGCAAAACTTATCGGTCTTACTGCCGGAAAAACAATACTGTTAGCAGCCGGAATAGCGCTCATTGCATCAGGCTTGGCGCTGATTATCGGAGGAGCTATAGACATTATTCAAAACGGCATTGATCTTTTTAATTTCTTTGAAACGCTTTTGGGTGATGTTTTGACAATTATCGGCGGTATCCTTACGGGAGCAGTTTTCGGCAGCGCTCTTATCGGAGGAGCAATAGCCGCAATAATAGCTGGAGTTGCTACCGCTTTTGTCGGTATTTGGTCAGCGATAACAGAAGGCATAAACTGGCTCAACGGTATGCTCACTACTGTCGGCATCACTCTTGTAGGCGCAGCAATAGGGGCGTTCTTCGGACCCCTCGGAATACTCATCGGCGGTCTTGTCGGTCTGGCTATAGGGCTGTGGACGGATCTGATAATAGCCCTTGTGCAGGGCAAAGACGATATGTCACACCTGTTTATTGAGTTTGGCAATATATGGTGGAGCGGATTCAATACGATCAAAGGCTATGCTCAGAAGTTTATCAACTGGTGGAAAGACGGAATAGACACTATTGCCCGTTGGTGGATTGATGGTTGGAATACTATGAAGAACAATGCAGACAAGTTCTGGAATAGTATTACTTCCAATGTCAATGCGCTGTGGATAGTTATAAAAAGCGTCACAAAACTGATCGTTGATAAATGGAAAACAGGTTTTGATGTGATAAGAAACAAAGCATCTTCTTGCTGGAATGGTATCAAAACCGCATGGAAATCAGGTGCTGCGTGGATAAACGATAATTTTATCAAGCCCGTAAAGGATAATTTTAACTCTTTATGGTCAAGCGTAAAAAGCAAAGCCTCTGCCGCCTGGTCCGGAGTTAAGAACACTTACACAGGCGCCAAAAGCTGGTTTGTTTCCAACGTGATAACACCTGTCGGGAATTACTTTACCGGGCTCTGGAACGGCTTCAGGAATAAGGCCAGATCAGCCTGGGAAGGCGTGAAAACCGTATTCTCCAAAGCAGGGACATTCTTCGAGAGTACCTTCAAAAACGCTTGGCAGAAAGTTGTCAATGTCTTTTCTACAGGCGGCAGAATATTTGTTGATATCAAGAACGGCGTCCTGTCTGCCTTCAAATCCATAGTCAACAGCCTTATCAAAGGTATAAACAATGTGGTATCCGTACCGTTTGAGGGGATAAATACAGCGCTCAAAACCTTGAAAGATATAAAAATAGGTACTCTTCAGCCCTTTGCGGATATCAGGGAAATCACTGTTCCGAAGATACCTCTCCTTGCAGATGGCGGTCAGGTCAATGCAGGTCAGATGTTCATAGCCCGTGAGGCAGGAGCGGAGCTTGTCGGCAACGTCGGCAGAAAAACATCGGTAATGAACAATGACCAGATCGTTGAATCGGTCTCTCAGGGCGTAGCGGATGCAAACGCAGAGCAAAACGCTCTTCTCAGGGAAGAAATAAGCATACTGCGCAGACTGCTTGAAAAGGATACTACCGTAACAATAAGCTCCGGCAGTCTTGTCAGCGGTCTGGAGCGTAAAAACAGAAGAGACGGTAGGACGATAGTCCCTGTCGGAGTATAAGGGAGGGCGGCATAATGGCATATTCTGATAATAACCCCATAAGGTCTGTTGACGGGAAGGCTATTGCGCGCCCTCCATCGTCATATCTCTGGAAGTTGGAGGATGTTTCCGCTGCGGATGCAGGACGAACAGAGGATACTGTCATGCACAAGAACAGGATAGGCCAGCTTGTGGGGCTTGAACTATCCTGGCAGAATATATCTACTGCGGAAGTTTCCTCCCTCCTGAAAGCTTTCAATCCTGAATATATACAGGTATGTTACCTTGATGCAATGCAGGGAAAATATGTGACAGCAGAGTTTTATGTCGGCAACCGTTCCGCTCCGATGTACAGCGCAAAGAAGGGGTTGTGGTCAAATCTGTCCTTCAATCTGATAAAAAGGTCGGGGGTGTAATATGTATCCGATTTCACAGGATGTTTTATCCCTATTCAAAAAGCCCTATCGGCAGGTGGCAGAGATCACGTTCAGCGGCCAGTCGGAAACCCTGACCCTGACCGAAAATGATATCATTCAGGGCGGACTTGTCCTTAACAGGTACAGCGTTTCCGGCTCACAGATAGAGATAGGTTCCGTTATTGCCGGAGAACTTGAACTGAAACTGAAAAATTCTGACGGGAGATTTGATGATATTCAGTTTGAAGGCGCTGAGCTATTTGTCAGAGTAGGAGTGAAAAAGTGGAATGCTCCGTGGTGGGAGAATGCGCAGATGCATTATATCCCTTTGGGATATTTCACCGTTGACGAATCTCCACGAAAGCTGGAAACGATCACTCTTACAGCTCTTGACAGGATGGTACTTTTCGACCGGAGTTTTGATGCAAAGCTGATAACATTCCCGATAACCGTATCGGCGCTCATCACAAGGATATGCGAGATGTGCGGTGTGACAACAGGTTTCGACCCTGATGATCTGCCGAATCACGATTATTCTGTAACAGCCGCCCCATATTCAGAGGAGCTGACATACAGACAAGTCCTTTCGTGGCTTGCGGAGATAACCGGAACGTGCGGCTTTATCGACTGGCAGGGAAAGCTCATTTTTAAATGGTACGAAAGCACAGGGACGGTCTTTGACCTTTCTGACAGATACGAATCCGATCTGCACGAGAATGAGATAGAGATAACAGGTATTCAGATAGTCAATGAAGATACCGTCTACCTCGCTGGTTCAGATACCTATGCGCTGAACATAGAGGGGAATGAACTGATACAGCATGACTATGAAACAGTCGCCACGGCTCTTTACGGCGCCATCGGAGGATTCAGCTATACTCCGTTTTCAGCGACCGTCAAGCCTATGCCGCACCTGTACCCTCTGGATATAATATCGTTCAAAGATAAATCCGGCAGTTCTCACACCGGTATAATCACTGATGTGACCTTCACGCTCAACGGCAGTACAGCTATTGAAGGCAAGGGAGAAACGGAAACACAGCAGGGCTGGGCGAGTACGAATCCGCTGACATCGAGAGAGAACGCGATCATTCGCAGTATCCAAAAACAACAGAATGTAGAAGTTTCAAATAAAATACAAAATGTAATAGCTCTGAATGAGCTTATCTGTAATTCTCTTGGGCTTTTCAGCACTCCTGTTGAAAATACTGACGGCTCGATCACCTATTATCTGCACGATAATCCTGATTTAAAGTCATCAAATACGATATTTACCATGACCGCCGCAGGCGTAGCGTGGACGACAAGCGGATGGAATGACGGCAGTCCTGTCTGGAGCTACGGTGTGACTGCGGCCGGAGATGCACTGTTTCATAAGCTTTCAGCCGAAGGAATCAATGTGTCAAAGGCCGGGGCGGATTACAACATTGATATTACACCCTCGGCATTTCGGATATACTACCGGGATATGCTGGTCACGAACATCGAGGCTGATACAATGACTATTCCGAAGGGTATGTTCACAGAGTATGCGCAGTTCGGGAAGATCAGGTTTGTGCCCTACAGTACAGTCGGCACTAATATCATATTTGTGGATTGAGGTGATATGAATGGGGAACACAAAACTCAATTACGTTGAGGATATGGTGACAGATGTCGCCTCGCCCGTGATCAGACTGAACTGGTCTATGGATAACAGCTCCTATACTCACACCCTGAGTATAAAAAAAGGGACAACAGTTATTCTGACCATTACAGGACTTACGGGAACAACGAGTAAAAACGGTAAGACCATCAATCTGACAAGCGAGCAGAGAGCGGCATTGCTTGAAGCTATGCCTGATTCCAAACAAATGACAGTTACATACGCACTGACTACCTACAGCGGTTCGGCGCAGGTCGGTAGTGTTTCAGAGGTCAGCGCAAAGCTGAAGACAAGCGACCTGTCAAAGCCGGTATTTACTGATTTTTCCTACTTCGATTACAATACAGCGACAGTGCAGATAACAGGAGATTCACAAAAGCTCATCAGGTCAAAGTCCTTGCTTAGGGTAGACTGCACTACAGCGGCAGGGCTGAACGGCGCAAGCATAACCGGGTATCGGGCGAAAGTCGGAGAGAAAAAGATCAACTCGAATTCAGATGTAATCCTATTCGGGACTGTATCCTATGTGGGTGAGCTTACGCTGACGGTAACAGTTATCGACAGCAGGGGCTATGAAACGTCTGTTTCTGTTCCTGTTACGGTCTATAACTATGAAGATATCTCCGTTGATTCCTATTCCGTAAAGCGTGAGAACAACAGTGGCTCAACTGTGCAGGTACATATTGCCGGTCATATCTCCTCGGTGATAGTAGGCGGCACAGAGAAAAACAGCTTTGAATCCGCAGAATACCGATACAAGATATCAAGTTCAGATACCTGGAGCAGCTTTGAGGACATCACGAATGACATTGTGACAGACGGTACAGACTTTACGTTTGATGAAGATTCATGGCTTACTCTGTCCTCTGGCAATGCTTATGACATACAATTCAGATTCAGTGATAAATTGTCAACTCATACCCTCACTATATATCTGGCTCAGGGACAGCCGCTTGTGTCCTTTCGGTCGGCAAAGGTAGGCATCAACACCAATGATCCTCAGTCTGCTCTGGATGTCAACGGTAATATCAGAATGAACGGATATAACGTCCTCGGTTATGTGGGTCAGGTTGATAACAACACGGATTTTGATACCGTGACTGATACGGGGATATACTATTCCTCTGTCAGCAATAACTCCTCAAATCATGCCCCTGTCGGCAATGCAGGACTGCTTGAGGTCATTCAGTTCAGCCTGGATAAATGGGTGCAGAGGTACACAGTTATCTCGGGAGCTACGGTATATATCCGCACAAAATACACCGGCTCATGGGGAGCATGGCAGTCAGTAAATTTAACATAAAGGGGGTCAAAGAGTGGTAATCTACAAAAAAGTCTATGCTTATGAAAAAAACCAGGTCAGTACACTTGCCGTTCAGGGTGAGCAGGACAGCAGAACGATAGTATTTTCTATCTATGAAAAATCAGAGGATGAAGAGCCTACAACAGGTCAGCAGACTGTAAATCCCATGCTCGACCTCACCGGCTATACTGCCACATTATACGGTGTTTACGGTGACGGTGCGGCGGTGTCCTGCCCGGGAACTATTGCTACCGACCCGACAACGGGCGTGGTCAGTTTTACGCTGACGGCAGCGTTTACGGTCTATGCGGAAAGCCTTGACTGTGCTATCGTACTGACGAAGACCGGCGAGGAGCTGAAGATCATCGGCATTACTCTGAATGTCCAGCCGTTTGACGAAAGCGGGGATGTGCCGAAACGTCCACAGCCTATCTCTTTCTATCTCGGAACAGCATACACCGAAACGCTGTCACTCAGGGGTGCAGACGGTCAGCCTTATAACCTTTCCTCAGGACAGTCACTTGTGCTGACAGTCAAGAACGGCAGCACGGTGATTATAACCAAGACAGTGACGGCGAACAACGGCACCAGCGGCGAATACGACTTTGATTTTGCTGCGTCAGATACATCAGGACTTGCGGCAGGTACATACACATACAGCGTTATGCTTTTGACGGATAGTATACCCGTTGTGAAACCCTCGCCGTTTACTCTGCTTGAATTATAGGGGGTGAGAATATGATCTACGGAAGTACAGTTTATTCCGGGTCTATATCAGGAAGTACTGAGTACACAGGGCATATAGTTGCGATCACCTCTGCTGAGCAGTCTCCGCTACCTCTTGTCACCCTCACTGCACCCCCTCCCATAACCTTCACCTCTCCCAGCGCGCAGACACTTATGGACTACAAGATCTACGGCTCGACTGTGGGCGGTCAGAGCGTGGGGGATCTGGTA